AGTTGGTAGTTACAAAGATTCTTCGTATATTAGAGTATAATTAAAAATAAAGGTTATGGGAATCAAAAGAATTACCGAAGAATATGCTCAAGGGTTAATCAAAGTCTCTGAAGATCAGACAGATACTGATGCTTCTTACTTTACTCTTACTACCAGTGATAAAGGAGACGGATGGGATGATGTTACTTACTATACTAATAGACCTAAGAAGATCCAGATACCAAAAGGTGTTACTGGCTGTCAATGGGTATACGTATTAACTAATACTACAATGCCTGGTCTATGTAAGATAGGCTTTACTAAGAATAAACCTTCTGAGAGAGTAAAGCAGATAAACTCTGCCACGGGTGTAGCCCAAGACTTCGTTGTAGAATGGGCCTTACCTTGTTTTAATGCTCATGATGTAGAAAAGCAAGTACATAAGTACTTACAAGATAACGGCTTTAGGGTAAATAATAAGAAAGAGTTCTTTAATATATCTGTTGAAGAAGCTAAGGCGGTAGTAGAAAGAATAGGTGAACCTTATAAAATGGATACTAATGAAGAAGCTTAGATATATCGCGGTGCGACTTGCGCGCGTTTGCGCGGCGAGCTTCGCTCTTGCATCTTGTACTATAGACCCTATCGCCCCGGAAACCTGCCCCGGCGGTTGTGATGCTCAAATGATTTTTCCTGTTGAAGCAGATGCTAATGGATTTTACCATCTAGAGTTAAATTGGGATGGAGATTATTTACCGTGGTTCTATATTGATGTAGAGGCTACTCCGGTAGATGATAGCTACAGGTACAATGGTAGATCAGTAGTGGAAGCTAAATTTGATAGTGATACATCTTGGATTTTAGGTAAAGATCTTGTCATACAGCAACCACTATATAATCCGTTTTTTGGAAATTATACTTCATCATGGGTACCTATTCCATCTTCTACTGTTGATATTAACCTTCCTCAATATGCAGGAACAGAGATTAATATAGCTCAGAATACTAATATTTACTTTTCAGAAGAAAACGGTTCTCTTTTTACTAGACGTATTCTTGGACCTTTTCCTCCTACTATTAAAGGCGATACTATTACTGTTTATATGAAGGTTTTTTGGGAAGCAGGAATGGAATCACTTACTAAAGATGACTTTTCTCAAAAATTTATTGTAGAATAGTTGATTCTTTGATAAATAATCATTATCTTAATTTATATTATAAAATATATATATAAAATAATTATTAATAATATATAAGTATATAAATATATATAGATAAAAATAATAATAATATATTAACTATAAAATTAATCTAATATGTCATTAACGGCGGAAAAAATACAAACTAACTACCAAAAGCATTTAAAGATTATAGATACTTACATAGGAGATCGTAAAGATTCTATTAAAGAGATGTTATCTCATATGGAAGAGAATTACGTAATGGCTCCTGCTAGTGGTAAGACTTGGTATCATAATGCATTCGCCGGAGGATATGTAGATCACGTAAATAGAGTAGTGGAGTATGCGGTAAAGCAGTCGAGGTTATACGAAGAGATGGGTGGAACAATTGATTACACCGAAGAAGAACTAGTCTTTGCCGCATTATTCCATGATCTAGGTAAAATGGGAGATGGTGACCAACCTAACTATATACCTCAGACTGATAAATGGCGTCAAGATAAACTATCAGAGATGTATACTTTCAATCCAGACTTGGATTTCATGCTTATACCAGACCGTTCTTTGTTTATTTTACAAAAGTTTGGTATAAAAGTTAGTCAGAAGGAGTTTTTGGCTATAAGATGTCATGATGGTGTGTTTGATAAAGCTAATGAAGCTTATTTCTTTAGTCATGTTGAGTCATCAAGACAGAAGACATCAATTATCTCAGTACTACACAGTGCAGACTTCTTAGCTTCTAAGGTTGAATACGATATTTGGAAAAGAAACGGTGGTACATCGACTCCTAAACGTCCTAAAACCACTTCTACAGTAGGAAAATCAGTAAAATCTTCAGAAGGACTATCAAATATGCTTAAAAACCTATAAAATGTTAGTATATCAAATAATAGTTGGGGTTTTAGTTGCGTTATTAGTATTTTTAATCTATATTATACGTAACTTACTGTTGAAAAACGAAAAGTATGAAGATGTTGTAAAAGACCAAGTAGCATATCTTCAAAATATATCAAATACAGTAGGAGAAGGTCAAAAGCACCTATACAAACTTGACGAGAAAGGGGTATTTCAGTCAGATGATGAGGTCGGTTACTATTTCGAACAATTAAAAACAATTCAAAAAGAGCTAGACCGATATATGCTCCCCGAAAACTATGGCAAGGAAGAAAAGCAAAGCTAATTACTTTACCAGCGAGACAGAAGAATACATTAAGAAATATAATGTATCGACAGACCAAGAATACAGGAATCAAATATTTACAGACCATATTTACCTCCCTTTTTACAAGTTAGCAGAAAATATTATACATACTTTTAAGTTCTACTATACCGATGTTGAACAAATTGAGGATTTAAAACATGAGGTAGTATCTGTACTACTAGAAGAAAAGATTATGAAGTTTGACCCAGATAATGGTGCAAAAGCATATTCGTATTTCGGTACAATAGTTAAGCGTTGGTTAATAAACTACAATAATAAGAACTATAAAAAACTTAAACAGATAGGATCATTCTCTGATGTCGAAGATTCTTTCGAAAATGATAATTTAGGTGAACATCCTGAAGGAATAACTTTAAGTAAGTTTATAGACAAATGGGTAGAGGAGACATACGATAGTTTAGAAGAGTTTTTTACTAAAGATCAAGAACTTAAGATAGCCGATGCTGTTCTTACTCTATTTAAGACTAGATACGATTTAGAAATTTTTAAGAAAAAGGCTTTATACATCTACATAAGGGAAATGACCGACTGTGAAACCCCTCAACTAACTAGAGTTATCACAGTACTTAAGAATAATTTTAGAGATAAGCATCAATACTACTTCGATAACGGATTTCTTAACAATAAATTCTTATAATCTATTTATAATAAACTATTTTTATTATGGGTTTAGATAAAGAAATCTTTAGCGGTAAAACTCTATCCGATCTATTCGGCGAAATTTACGACAATTCAAAGGAGACTAAAGTACAAGTAAAGTCTCTAATCGGTGAGTTAAAGCCACTTATAGAAAACATTGGAGACGCAACTCTCATTGTTCCTATGATAAAGGAATATATGGAGATAGGTGTAAAGAATGACGAACATTTAATTAAGTTAGCGACGGTAATACAACGTATAGAATCAGCCCAAGCTAAAGGAGAGGGAGGAGAATTTGACTTCTCAGATCTACAGGATTTATTAGAGGAATCAGAAGCTCTTGATAAGCAAGTTGAAGATGTAGAAAAAGATAAAGAAGAAGATGGCGATTAGAAACACTCTTCGTAATTCCAGTAGAGGAGGAGCAATCGCATCAACCGCGGGCAGCTCAACAGGAGGAACTAATTTTGGTAGAGTTGTTGATATTATATTAGACGACTCTCATCCTGATTATGAAACATTAGGAAAGACTCAAGCTCTTAATGGAGTATTCTACCGTGAATTAGATATGAGTTCTGTAGAAGATGAACTACAGACTTTAAAATTTGCATATTGCGGAGAAAGAGGTGTTATTAGACCTCCTCTTAAGAACGAAATAGTAGTACTTCAAACTCTTCCATCAGAAGAAAGAACAGAAGTAACTACTGCAAAAAAAATATACTGGACAAAAGCTGTACCGCTCTGGAATCACCCACATCACAATGCTTATCCTGATGTTATTCAATTTGAAGATCAAGCTAGAAGTGGTGCAGATTTAGGAGAAGATTTTGAAGAATCAGAAGCTACTTCCCCACTGCAGATATTTCCAGGGGACGTTATAGTAGAAGGCAGGCATGGTAATAAAATAAGGTTTGGAGGGACTAAACATACTTTAAATACATTTACCGATGATAGTAATAACGGGAGTCCTTATATCATACTATCTAATGGATTAAAAGAACCTCCTAACGCTATCGATCCTATAGTAGAAGATATAAATGAAGATCCATCTTCTGTATACATTGGTGCTGATCATACTTTTGAATTGAAACAAGCTCATGAAAAAAGAGATGCTTGGGAAGAAGAGCCAGAGAAAGCAGATCAGTTTAAAGGTAACCAGGTTATTATTAACTCTGGTAGACTTTATTTTAACGCTAAAGAAGAAGGTGCTTTTATATCTGCTACCGAAGGCATTGGGTTAAACGCAAAAACTATAGGTATAGATGCTGATGATTATGTAGGATTAGATGCTAAGAAACTATATTTAGGTACACAAGCCTTTAAGGAAAAAGAGCCTGTACTTTTAGGTGAAACTTCAATAGCTTGGATGGACGATC